TATGTCAGGGGGCCACCAGTGCAGGTGTACCAGTAGCTCGGCTAGCTGGCGTCGTCTGGTGCCCCGTGGGTAGGGTCCGCGTCCTCGGACACGACCTCGAGGCTGATGATCTTCTTGAGGTAATCATCGAACACTGCCGGCATGACCTTCTTCGCGGCCTTGCTGGCCTCGAACGCGAGATATGCCAGGTCCTCCATTCCGAGGCCCTTCGCCATGTCCGATGCTTTGCTTTTGTATTTGCGTTCCCATGCGACGATGGACCAGAGGGTTGTCGTAACGTCCTCTGGTCCGTCGCCGATGTCGACGCGGAGTGTGAGCTGCATGTTGTGCGCCTTTCTTTGCTAGCTCAGGCGACGGCTCGGGTGAGCGCACCGCCTTGGATGGTGATGTCAACGGTGGACAGTGTGCCGAAGTCGCCGTTGATCGGGGTGAACGATGCCAGGTATCCGCCGGTGAGCGTGTACACAGGATTGTCGGCAGCTGCGACGGAGCCGGTAGCGCCGACCACAGTGTCGAACGTGGTGCCGATCAGGCCCTGCAGGATGCCCTCGACCTCGGTCGCGCCGTAGCTGATGAACAGCGTGGCGGTGATCTCGTTGTTCTGGAGACCGGCGACGTAGTTACGGGCCGAGTCATCGACGGTCGTGGCCTCGAGCGCCTCGACCTCGTATGCGATCGAGCACGAGGTGCACTGGTCGCTGAAGTCGTTGCTGTCGATCTCGAAGTACGGCTGGGTGAGGTTGGTTACTGTTGCCATGTCAGGCTCTCCTTGTTGAGAGGTTGATGGTGAGATCATAGGCGGGCAGTTGTTGCTCGCCGATGATCGCGGTGGATGGTTCGCCGGCAGTGACCGCGAGGCTGCTGCCCATCATCGCGTCCACTTTGGTCATCAGATACTGGAGGGCGTCGTCGTTGCCTGGAGGCGGCGCGAGCACTCGGACGATGATCGTAATATCTGCGATGTTGTTGTTGAAGCTCGAGAAACGTGGCGCCTCGATGAACGCGGACAACGGCCGCGCGTTCCGTGGGTCGGTGACGGGCACCAGACCGACCGCGGTGATCGCCGTCTTCACTTCGGCGATCGCGTCGACCAAGAAGCCGCTGCCGGCCATTATCCGACCTGCGGTCTACCGCAGCCGAGGAGCTGGAGCACTTGGCCGAGCGTTCCTACTGGCTGCGGGTTGAAGTCTTGGAATGATGCGTAGCCGTCGACAGAGCCGCGGGAGCGGTACTGGATTGCTGCGTACATGACGGTGCCGAGTTTGACGGAGCCGTCTGGTGCGGTGTTCAGCGCGTCGAAGTAGCCGGCGCTGCGTCGCCGCCTTGAGCAGAAGGCGTTGGCAGCTGACACGCAGGTCGCGACGAACGCGGTGTCGTTCGCGGTGGCGCCGTCAATGCCGAGCCATTCGATCACATCGTCACTGTCGATCCAGGTACAGGTCGGCGTGTATTGCAGGGTGCCGCTGTCGGTCTGCCGGTCGATGTCGTCGCCGGTGTCAGCGAACAGGATCTGGTTCGGCCGGTCGATCTGCGTGTTGAACACCAGGTCGCCTTCGTCGGTGACGCCGGTGAAGCTGTAGTTCTCGAGGCTGTAGACCGTGTGGTTGCCGTTGAGGTTGGTCTGTGAGAGACCGCTGATGTTGATGTCTGAGCCAACAATGAGGCCGTCGACATGCTCGAGGACCTGCACGACGCCATAGCCGTCCAACCGCCACGCATGGGTGATGGTGAAGGTAGCCATAGCGTCGTGCAGTCCTCAGGGGCTCAGAAGGTGGCGTCGGGGCCGAGCACGCGGATCATGTTGACATCGAGCACTTCGCAGGCCACATACCCTCTGACGGTGACCTGGAGGCCGAGAGTAGTAGCACTCGCTACCTGCAGGAAGCCCTTGTAGTTTTCGTAGAACTCGACACCGCGGGTGTTCATCAGCCAGTAGTACTCGGTGGCGGTCTTGTTGCCGATGGCCTGCGAGCCGATCTGGTTCGACACGACCAAGCTCAGGCCGAGCGGGTTGCCGTTGCCGGCGGTCACGCCGTCGGGCAGCAGACCGGCCGAGTTCGACGGAGCTGCCTGCGGGAACAGTGGCCGGCCGTCGCCGTCGACCAAGCTGCCGAGCGTTGCCCACTTCGCGGGTGACACGACGAGCGCGTTCGGGAAGTAGTTGCCGGTCGTCGCAATCGAGGCAGCTGCGGTGTACATGTCCGCAATGAACTCGCTCGAGCTCGTCGCGTCGGTCACGATCACTTCCTGCGAGTTGGTGATCGCTGCCGCCATCTGGTCGACAACGTAGTCCTCGGTCGCGAGACCGTACTGGCCGGCGAGGTCGTTCACGGCCGCTTGCAGCATGCTCGGCGTCGAGAAGTCGATCACCTGCTCGCTCAGAAGGAGCGTGCCGGCGAAGGTCTTCTTCGTAAAGGTGACGTTCGAGATGTCGAAGTCTGCAGTGTTGACGGAGCCGAGCTCGGAGCTCTGCACCGCGACGCCGCTGTGGTTCGCGATCTTCGGACGCAGGAAGGTCGAGCCGGCGTCGGGCATTGAGCGGGCGCCCAGCGCGGACACGATCGGGCGCAGCGCGTTGATGTCGTCGTACAACGGCTGCACGACCGGCGTGGGCACTAGGCCGCCAGCATCGGAGACAACAACGTCGCCGGTGGCGGCGCGGATGTTCTCGTTCATCTGATGCCAGCGGTGGCCGCCTTCACGCATGGCGATGATGTACTCGCCGACTCCTGGGAGCTGCAGCTTGCGGGGCTGTGCGAACACGGTGGTGGGTCGCTCTGCGGGGGCTTCAGCCTTCACGGGCTCGGCCTCCACGACCTCTGGGGTGGACTCTTCAAACATGGTGTGATCCTCCTCTGGATCGGGTTGGGGTTCGATCTCCTCCTCCTCGGCGGAGGCGGCGACCTGGGTGATCTTCGCGTCTGCGAACGCGGGTTCGTAGACCACGGAGAGTTCTGACCAGTTGGCGGCCTTGACCACGGTGGTCTTGCCGTCCTGCTCAACGTCGATCGGCTCGATACCGACCGACACGGAGTCGTAGGCGCCCATCTTGAGCAACGCCAGCAGGTCATCGCCGGCGCTGGTTTCGGCGATCTTCGCGGAGAACATCATGCCCTCCTCGGTGTCGCTGCGCTCGGTGACGAGACCGACGACACGGTTGGTGTCGTGCTGCTCGAGGAGCCGTGGCGCGGGTCCGTCGATCGGCAGGGCGCCGGCTTCGATGCGGACGGTCTGGCCGCCCATCACCACAGCGTCGATGCCGTATGGGACGGCGATGCCGGTGATGGTGCGGGTGGGTTCGTCGCCGGCAGCTGCGTCAACGGTGACGGCCTGGGCGGTCATGCGGATCGTGGTCATGCCTCGGGCTCCTGTGTGTCTGCGGCGTTCTCCACATCTCGAATGTACTTCACAACGTCGAGCTCGACGTAGCGACCATTCGGGATGACGCTGTTGAGTGAGAGTGTTTCTTGCAGGCAGTCGATGTACGGCTTCGCGCCGAACAGGATCAGATCCTGCCGTGCCTGCTGGCTGTTCTGGTACGTCATTGAAGATATCGAGACCCCAACAAGCCAGGCGGGCACTTGGAGCACGCGGGACAGCTCGAGGGCGGCGTGCTGCCTGCCCTCGTGGATCTGCAAGCGGCTCGGGTCGTGCGCCGACTCCCTCCACTCGACGAGATTGTTGAGGGCGCCGACCGCGAGCTTGCCGCGGGCGTCTGCCCATGCTTGGGCGAGCTCGGTCAGGTCTTCGCCTCCGAGCGGCTCACCTGAGTCCTTCTGCTGCAGGTAGCCCGAGGCGATACCGCCGGCGTTAGTGGCGAAACGCAGTGCAGCTGCGTCGAGCTCTGTGGCGATCTGGATGGCGCGGTTGCCCGTCCAGAGCATGCCGTTGATCGGTGACAGAAATGTGACGACGTTCGCGGGGTCGATCGGGACGCCGTTGATCTCAATGTCGTCGGGCATGCGGAACCATTCGGGGCCGGCGTCGTTCGGCGTGTACACGTTCTCGTGTGGTATCCACATAAACGATGCGGGGAAACCGGTCGAGTACTCGGTCATCTTGACCCAGAAGGCGCGGCCCCACAGCATCAGATCCTGCACCGTGGAGGAGATCATGAAGCTCCGCGTCACATCGGGGTTCGGGCGCTGCATCCAGGTCTCGTTCGGGATGTACCGGCGCTCGTACTCTTCGCCGTCCCACTGCAGGGTGTAGGTCTTGAAATCGAGGCCGGCGATGGTCGAGGTGATGAGACCGACGCCGCGGGACACCGTGGGGATAGACAGAGCCCGCTGAACCTGTGCCCCTACGGTCCACTGGCTCAACGGGCCAGGGCGTCCACCGTAGCCAGCGGCGGCCGTGACCGGCGCACTGGTCCCGAACGCCGGCGGCTCTTTACGAGTGAACAGACCCACGGGCCCAGACTAATCGCATCAAGGTCGTCATGTCGCTATCCCGAGTTGGGGCTTGCGAACCTTCGCGGTGGGTCGAGCTGCGAGGCCAGCAGCTGCGACCATGCATCGGCACTGCTCAATCGGACCTGGGCTTTTCTGTGATGCCAGGGTGATCGTGGCGCCGTTACGGCCGGCGACGGCACGCTGTACTTGTTCGGTAAGCGCCATCTGGCCGGCGTGGTGCAGGCGTTGCTCGAGGATCATGCCGCGGACAATCGCGGTGTAGCGGGTGATCTCTTGCTGGCCGAAGATGTCCATGCGTCGCTGCAGGTCGAGCGGGCAGATTGCGGCGAGCCCAGGAGTGAGCAGCAGCTTGACGGTCTTGTCGTCGGTGACGCGGTGCACTTCTTCCCACATCTGGTCGAGGTTCTCGACGACGAACTCGGAGAGCACCTGCAGGTGGCCGTCTTCGCGTTGTGCGACACGAACACCGCTGTAGCGCATGTCGTCGAGATCGGAGTCGACGGCGAGCACACCGCCGGCCGGCATTGGTTCATCGATCTCCAGCGCGGGCCAGATCTGAGCGGGTATCCAGCTGCCGATCGCGGAGGTCCACAGGTTCAGGCTGGAGCGCATGAAGTTGTCCCGATCGGGTGCTTGCAGCTCGTCCTCAAGGTCCTGCATGGTGAGCTCGCCGAGCCCCATCGCTGGGTTGCCCATGTGCCAGTAGCTGCGGTCGGTCGCGGCGACGTTTGGCGGGGGAGACCATTCGGCGAAGTACAGCCGGCCAGGTTCTCCCTTCTCGATCTGCTGCATGCCACGCTCACGCCAACGGATGAAGAAGCGCGATTGTTCGGTGCCGGCCGTGCTGACGAACAGAGCGAACGGATCGCGTCGAGCTCGCTGTGTTGGGAGCAGGCCGGCCTCGATGACTTCGGCGTCGAGCTTCCAGATCTCGTCGGCGATCACGAGATCGTTTGAGGTGCCGTGACCGGCGCGGGAGTTGCCGGCCTCGATGCGCCAGCGGCTGCCGTCTTCGTGCATGGCTTCCATGCGTCCGAAGCTGTTGTAGGTCTCGAAGTCGTAGCGCTCCTCGAGGATTGGGAAGAGCTGCTTCGCGATGTCTTCGGCGATGGTGATCTTGTGGGCCACGGAGATCACAGATTGTGGGCCGCCTCGGACGAGCCGGCCGCGGGTGAGCCACCACCCGATCAGCGGTGCTAGGAGTCCTCTGCTCTTGCCGTTCTGTCGTGCGGTGCTGACCAGAGCCCATCTGTGATGGAGCGTGCCGTTGTCGTGCTCAAGCATGCCGTCGAGCACCTGCTTCTGCCACGGGTACAGCTCGACGCCGAGGTGATCGGCTGCCCACGCTGCGACCTCGGTGCCGAATGACTCAGACCCCAACGTCGGCGTGACCAGCCTCGGCGGGATCTCGCCAGGTACGCCGGCATCGACCACGGTCGACTCAGATCCAGCGCGCCCAGGAGAGGCTTGGCGAGAGAT